TAGTGCACGGGGTGCGAACGGTTCGCTCTGAGTGCTTAATGAGAGTCATGGTCAGTGGTCTCCGTTCGATCCGTTGTCCGCGTAGCCGCAATCTTGCGGACCTAGGCGACAGTCTTGGATGTGGTGATGGGATGGCGTGCTAAGCGCCATGGCGAGTACGAATGCAGCTACCCACGTAGCGGCACAGAACAGCAGTACGAGCGTCCACACTGCGAAGTACTTGATTGCGTGATGCATGATGATTGCCTCCCGGGCAATTGGTCAATTGGTTCAGTGGCTCGCAGAGGATTTGCACCTCACCTTTGGTCGAGCTATTCACCCGACTGGAATCGGCACTACGCCGAGCCATTGCAAGCGAGTTAGCGAAACGCATCACTCGCTTGCGGTACTGCATGATGTCCGTTTGCTTGCCTGCCCATTACCCGTGGTATTGCGCGGCGCTACCGCTCCAGGGGCTAGCACGCCTTTCAGCGTGGTAACTCACAGGTCAAGTACGTGACCAACGGCGCTTCGCGTCTCTAGCTCGATAAAGGCTGGACTCCGCTGGATCGGTAGGCCGATCCGTGGGCACCGGGCGCTCGTTGTAATCGCCACACCTAACGTCTAGCTGGTGCATCTGCCGCTGTGAATTTGTGTTGCACCATCGATATTGGTTATGGACTGATGGCCTGTCAAGGGCTAACTCAAGCATCGTTACCAAGTTGTGACCAAGCATGCCGAGCATGCCCTTGTGCGATCGGGATCGCACTGCGCAGTGACACTCGCTACCGCGAGTGCACAAGGGGTTGCTGGCTTATGTCTTGCTTGGATGTAGCTCGCTGCCCACGCTGGCCACTGGCCAGCACGCGCACCAGTGGTGCGCACTGTTGGCGTGGTGCTCTTAACCTCGGCTCAGTGTCGCAACCTGTTAGTTGCTATACAGTGTGAGTATCAGGCCATGATCATGATCAAGCAACGCACATCAGCAACAGAATGTGCTTGTCATGCATGCACAGTGCGCAGGTAGGCAAGCACCATGCATTTACAGGGAAAGAGCATGGAAAACAGCAGCTTGACCACGGGTTTTAACTCCCAGCCACCAGAACAGTTACAGTCATTACTCACAAAATCCTGGTGGTAGTGGTAGTGGTGGTAACCCCTCCTCCAGGAGGGGGTGACCGACCGGGTAAGAGGAGGAGCTGTAGCTCCGACTGGATCAGTCGTAACTGCCTATCGCTGAACACTGGTTAGTTTAGGTGAACATCTGATAACGATTTGGTAACGATATTTTGCTCGGGTGCCGACTAGAACCAAGTATGTACCACTTTGTCTGCCGGATGCTGACCCCTATGTGAGAGAGAGTTTTTTAGCTACTAAGTACTTACGAGCCGAGCTACAGCGAGGCGAGTACGCCTCTAGCTCGGCTCTTACAAGAGACGGTCTCTATAGACCGTCTCTACTAAGTGCTTTTAGTAAGTGCTCGGGGAAGTCTTCGAGACTTCCCTCGCCGCTGAAGCGAAGCTCCCCAGAGCTTCGCGTAGTACCACTGCTTCGTAGGAGCGAAGGTCTACAGACCCAGAGCCCACAGAAGCCCAAACGACTAGGGTCGTTTGGTTCTACTGTCTATTTTAAAAATGCGCCGGCACTCCGTAAAGAGTCGCCGGCGTTACTTATAGAGGGACGTGACAATGGCTACAAGCCTTGCCCGTTCATCTGGTCAAAAGAAGATATCGACGAATGACGCCAAGGAGCGAGTGCTCCAACTCATCGCGGACGGCTTTACCGTCCCCGCTGCGATGTCAGTTGTAGAGCGCACCGAAGAGACTTACCGCTCATGGCGGAAAGTCGACGCTCACTTTAAGGCACAGGTGGACGCCATTAGAGGCGCCCGTGCTGAGGAAAAGGAAACAGGCCGGCCCGCCGTGCCGGACTTTGAAACCTTCTGCCGTGAATGGCTTAAGCAGCCGCTAGCTATTCACCAGCTGCGCATGCTCGATGTCCTAGAGGGACGCGAGCCGCGCGAATTGCATCAGTCGATGAACTATGAGCCCGGTTATCCCAACCGGGTGGTCATTAACGTGCCCCCGGAGCACGGCAAGTCGACTACCTTCACCGTGAACTACTCAGTATGGCGCATTCACAAGGACCCTAACGTTCGAATCGTCATTATGAGCCAGAGCCTTAAGAAGGCTAAGGAATTCGTCTACGAGATTAAGCTCAAGCTCACCAGCCCCTTGTACCGGGAGATGCACCTAAGGTTCGCCCCGGAGGGCGGCTGGAAGGATGAGAGCTACCCGTGGACCTCCACGGAGATCTACGTTCGCGGTAAGGGCGAGACTGACGTCGACAAGATCGGTAAGGACCCTACGGTCCAGGCTCTTGGCCTGGGTGGGCAGATCTACGGCACTCGTTCTGACCTCATCTTCATGGATGACGTCATCACGCTTAAGAACGCTCGGGACATCGAGCGCCAGATGCTCTTCCTCGATCGTGAGGTTGAGTCCAGACTCCCGCCCGATCAGATGGGCGGTGGCCTCCTCGCCATCCTGGGTACGAGGGTGTCTCCCCAGGATCTTTACCGCGAGTTAATGGACGTCGTTGACGCCGATGATGAGCGAGTCTGGACCTACCTCCGCATGCCGGCGGTGCTCGACTACGGGAATGGCGACAGCGAGACCTGGCAGACGTTGTGGCCAGCTCGCTGGCCTGGCAAGTCCCTGGCTAAGCGCCGGCGTGGTACCGCCTGGAACCTGATTTACCAGCAGGTGAACGTCGACGACCAAATGACCTTCAGCTCCATGGCCGTGGATGCCTCGATCAACCAGCGCCGGTTCCCCGGCGTGATGCAGGGCCACGCAGTAGGCCACCGCGAAGGTGGCATGGAGGGCCTGTACATCGTTGGCGGCTTGGACCCCGCCGGGGTCGGCAACACGGCGATGATTGTCGCCGGCCTAGATCGCGAGAACGGTAAGCGCTGGATTGTCGATGGATTCAACAAGGCTAATTGTGCGCCTAAGGAAATCCACGACAAGGTTAAGTACTTCACCGACGTCTACCACATCAACGAGTGGGTCATTGAGCGCAACGCGCTCCAGACCCTTCTGACTCGCGACCAGGATCTGGTCAACTTCCTGCGCAGCCGAGGCTGCAAGCTCACCGAGCACAACACCAACACGAACAAGTACGACCAGGACTACGGCGTAGCCACCATGGCGCCGCTGTTCGACACGTGCGGCGAGCCAGACCCCAAGAACCCCAGCGGGCGCTGGAAGCGCACGGAGCGCACTGCGCTCGTCGACCTGCCGAGCATTCGGCAGAACCAGTGGGTTAACGACCTGGTTCAGCAGCTCACTGTCTGGCAGCCGGATGGCATGTCGCAGGGCACTAAGTCTGACCTTGTCATGGCGCTGTGGTTTACCCACATCGCCTTTTCTCGAATCATGAATCGCAACCGCACCCGCAAGACGCACTTCGATAACCCATTCATGTCCCGTCAGGGAGTGAAGTCACAGAAGGTTATTAGCCTCACAAAGTTGCGGGAGCTGAAGCAAATAGAGCGTGACCAACTTGAAGGTGTCGGTTAAATGGCGAATTACGATGTGCCAGACGACGCCATAGTTCTGCCGTCGTACGCCACTAAGGCGCAAGCGCATTACATGCGTATGCGGTCACACAATGCGTATCGCGACGACATGATCGACGTCATCCGCGCTGTTCGCAGTGGCAACATCCGCCAGCTGTTCCCTGAAGAGCTTAACTTCACGGTGCAGTTCGCCGGCACGCCGGTAGCTAACTTCATTGACATCGTGGCTCACGACGCAGCCGAGGGCATTGCCCCGCTGCCGTCGCTAGCGTGCGTTGTCGGCCGCATGAAGACGCAGGCCGACCAGGACCGCGCGGAGATGAAGAACCACATTGGTGGTGCCTACTGGCACTGGAGCCGGCTGAAGACACAGATGTACCGCGCAGCGGATAACTTCGTGTCTACCGGCTTCACGGTGTTCTTCGTCGAGCCTGACGTCGAGATGATGCGCCCCTGCATTCGAGTCGAAGACTCTCGGCACAGCTACTACGAGCTGGACCGCTACGGCGACGTCAAGGTCTCTGCGCAGCGTTGGCTGCGAACCGTTGACGAGCTGTGCGCCATGTTCCCCGAGCTGGAGTACGCGATCCGTACTCCGGTCAAGAAGGGCCAGCAGGCCCCTTCGGGTGACACCCAGCTGGAACTAGTCCGCTGGGTCGACAACAAGTACGTCATGCTGCTCCTTCCGGAGCGTGACGGCCTAGTCCTTAGCTCTTACGAGCACCGCTTCAAGAAGGCGCCGGTCTACGTGGCCGAGCGACCGGGCTTTAGCGATAGGCCTCGCGGCCAGTTCGATGACGTGGTCTGGGTGCAGGTTGCACGGGCCATCATGTCCATGCTGTCCCTTGAGGCTGCCTCTATGGCCGTTCAGGCGCCTATCGCGGTGCCTGACGACATGGACGAGTTCCCTGTAGGCCCTAACGCCATCTTGCAGTCGAACAACGCCAAGGATATTCACCGAGTTAGCCTTGAGCTACCCACGGGGATCTTTGCGGAGAACCAGCTGCTCGACCAGGAACTACGCGTCGGGTCTCGGTACCCAGACGCGCGTACTGGCGAGCTGCAAGCCTCTGTCATCACCGGCAAGGGCGTAGAAGCCCTGCTGGGTACCTTCGACAGCCAGGTCCGCGCCGCTCAGCTCATCTTCGAAGAGGCACTACAGGCCATCACGGCTATGTGCTTCGAGATGGACGAGACTTGGTGGCCTAACGAGTCCAAGACGGTCCGTGGTACCACCGCTGGTGGCTCTTACGAGTTTGACTACACGCCAAAGGCGGCCATTCAGGGCCGCTACGAATGCACCGTCACTTACGGCTTCGCAGCCGGCCTAAAGCCGTCTCAGTCGATTGTGACCATGCTTCAGCTGGCCGGCGCGGGGTTCATCTCCAAGAAGACGGCCATGACCAATGTACCGTTTGAGGTTGCTCCGCTCACTGAAGAGCGCGAGATCAATATCGAAGCATCTCGTGAGGCACTCAAACAGGGTTTGTTCGCGCTAGTGCAGAGTTCCGGCCAGGTTGCCGCCCAGGGTGGCGATGCAACCAGCATTATCAAGCTCGCCGTAGACGCCATTCATAACCTCCAGAACGGCCAGCCGGTCGAGGACGCCATTCAGGGCGCCTTCGACGCTAAGCAGAAGGCCGAACAGCAGGCAGCCGAAGAGGCTGCACAGCAGCAGCAAGCAGCTGGGGGCGAGCAAGCACCGCCTGGTGGCGGTGGCGGCGATGGCCTTCCGCCTGGCGTTGCTCCAGGCCAAGCCGGACAGGCTCCCGGTGGCATGCCTACCGTGGAGAACCTGGTCGCGGGCTTCCGTGGTAACGGCTCTTTGCCCATTAACCAGGCAACTATCCAGCGGCGTGTTGCTACAGGCGCTCCGTAATGGCTTTTGGTCGCGGGCAACTGCCCGCAGACCATGACGCCGGTCGCTTGTTCCATAAGCTGCCACTGCTATCTGGTGATCGTTGCCGGTGGTGCAAGGGAAAGCTGACTGGCGACAAGGCTATTCGGTGCGCTAACTGCGATCTTCCTATCGAAGGCGATGCTACGACTCTTAAGGCTGACTGATGTGGAAGATCTACTGGCTAGTCATCTGGTTCGGGCTGGGCTTTGGCGTCTTTGAAGCCATCGCCCTAATCAAGCCCCAGCGGGGCGACACGCTCTCTGAGACCGTATGGGGCTTGTTCAACTCCACCGGGCCGGTTAACCCGGCGGATTGGCCATTTAAGCGCTACATCCTGCTGGCCTTCATGATCTGGCTAACCTTCCACTTTGTATGGGGCATTTGGCGCTAAGGGGTGGACCATGCGGCTCCTCTACGACTCTAAGTACTTCAGATTCGCCATTGAGCTTGGCCGTGAGGCCGAAAGCGAGCAGTTCCTTTCCAACACGGATGGGGACTTTGGCGTCTCTCCAGTCCACGATCAGAACGAGTGGAAATACACAGAGACCGAAGACTTGAGATTTGGATTCACTAATGGCGGATAGCGACCTACATGTCGTTCCTCTAGCCGACCTGATCGCCCATCCCCACATCGACTGCCCCTGCGGGCCTACGTGCCAGCCGGTCGCACGTGATGACGGCTCGTTCGGGTGGATGTATGTGCATCACTCGCTGGACGGCAGAGAACTGACGGAGAAGTAATGGCTAATGGTCACGGCGGGTACCGCCAGCCGGCGCATCCCGCGCCTCATGGCTCTAGTGGTCCAGGCAAGTTCTCCAAGCGCACGGACACAGGCCCTAAGCAATCCATCTCGACCGTTCCCGGTCAGGATTACGGCGACGCAAAGCAGCAGGCTATGGACCAGCGCACTGCCCCCATGGAGGGCACTCAGCCGCTGCCCCCGGCAGCTCCGGTGGGAGCGCCAGCTGGCGATCAGCAGTCTTTCCAGATGCCACAAGGTGGCGCCGATTTCAGCATGCCGAGCCAGCGTCCTGGCGAGCCGGTCACCCACGGGGTGGATATCGGCCCTGGGGCCGGCTCTGAGGCTCTCACTCTGCCTGGCCCCACTGGTGGCCAGCAGGCCAACGGGGCTATGAGCCAGATGCTCCAGTCGCTAAGCGCCACCGACACCACGGGTGTCTTGGCTCAGCTCTATCAGGCAGCACGAACCCAAGGGGTCTAAATGGCGAATCCGGTACAGCCGGGCGAGCTTGGCCTCCAGCCGCTAGGCCAGGAGGAGGATGTTGCGGGTAACCTCTCGCGACTGCTTTCTGGCACTAAGAACCTCGTTACTAACCCTGGCCTCGTGCAGGCCCTAGCCACTTCTAGCGCCTCGCCCATGCAGGCGCAGGCCATTGACCAGTTCATGACTGGGCTTAACGCCCAGAAGAAGGTCCAGCTGGCCAGCACTGCTGGCACGAAGATTAACCTCGACAGTGGCGAGCAGAACGCCCTTGACCTGATGGGCGTTCCCTACCAGTCCGTGCTGTACACGCAGCAGGATGCGGTCAACGATTACGCGACCCACCTAGAACAGACCGCTGGGGTAACATTCCAGCGCGACGAGCAAGGTAACCCGATCGTCGATGCCGGAGGTAATCTCCAGCCAGTCGTGCAGCACAAGGCTAAGCGCAAGGGCCTCTCGCGGTTCGTCCACGACATTACCCACAACGACGTCACCGGCCTTGGTGGTGACGCTCTTAACGTCCTGAATAAGGGCTGGAACGTCGTTGATTCCGCCATCTCTGACCAGGGTAAGAATGCTCGGCAGCCTGGTGGCGTCGACATTAACAACGAAGTTGCACGTGCTGACGACATGGCGAAGAACGGGTACGACCCGAACAACCCGTTCAGCGTGCTGGCCTTTGACGCTTCAGGCAAAGCGAAGTTCGACACCACGCCGCTAAGCGTCGCGTGGGACGACAACAACCCTGGCCTACTGGGCTGGGACGGCGGAACTGCCGTCAATCAGGCTCAGGCCTTTGCTGACGACCCCGCCAAGTGGCGGGAGAGCATCCTTAACGATGCCAGTCTTACGCCCGAGCAGGCAGCCGCGAAGCTTCAGTCGATTACTGACTCCAAGCAGTTCCAGAGTCTGGTTACGCGCGTTCAGGCGAGCAAGGCCACGATCGGTAACCTCCTGGCTGACACGCTGGGGATTGACCCGGTCAAGCACCCGCAGGCTTTCAAGCTCACTTCGATGGGCATTGACGTTGCGGCTAGCTTTGCGCTAGACCCGGCCGCTATTGGCCTTGGCTATATCGCTGACGTCAAAAGGACGCAGCTAAGCATTAACGGCTTGGCCGATGCCAACGGCATTACCAAGATCCTGGACACGACTAACACTGGGTTCTACGCGAAGCGTGCGCAGAATTCGCTCCAGCGATTCTCCGAGTACTTCACTCCGGAGATCCTGAAGGCTGAATCAGCCGGCGATAAGATCAAGGCCGCGCAGTTGACTGCGCAGGCCGAGAAGGAAAACCCCGCGCTGGCCACCCTGCTGCCCGACTTCCTGGGCAGGAACCAGATCGTCAAGGTTCGTGACGGTGAGGGCGCCCTACCGTTTGCCTACGGCCAGGGCGATGTACTGGACACGTACGAGAAGGCCGCGGATTACCTTATCTCGAAGAACGCCCTACTGAGGCTTACCACTGGCCGAGCGGCCGTGGAGTCGAGTCTCATGCCGGGAGCTGTCTCGAGTTTTGGACTACGCAAGCTTCGTGGAGGCATCGCCTCCTGGCAGGTAGGCCGCGACCTTAGCCGGCTTGAGCCGGTCGAGAAGAACGCCTTCGCGCTCAAGAGCGCTGACCCGGCGAAGTTCGCCGCTGCTCTGACCACCAAGGATCTGTCGAAGATCCTGCCGCATGCTGACAACGCCTATGACGTCAAGACTGGCGCCACCATCTCAGAGGGCGAGCAGGCCACTGAGGGCCTGGCCTCTGAGGCTCGCGGGCTGACTGGCGCCGAGCAGGGCACCATCAACTACAACCTTCGTCGCTACGGCTCGGCGATTGTCCCCAAGACGGCCGCCGGCCGTACTCTCGGCTGGGCTAGCCCGACCGCTGTAGCAGCTCGCGCGCGCTTGGGCTCTAAGCGCTTCTCACAGCTGCTGCCTCGCGATACCACGATCGAGCTAATGGGCTCCAACGGAGCCGACATCGGCTCCCAGATGGCCAAGACCTACTTGACCAAGGGTGACGCCGCCACTTGGCGTGCGCAGTACCAGCTGGGGGACGCGGGCACCCGCAAGGCCCTGATCGAGGGCCTTATCGACCAGCTGGGCCACGCGTCTGGCATGACGCGCTCCAGTGAGGGCTCGGACATGCTGTCCAGCCTCAAGACTGAGGTTCAGCGCTACAGCTCTACCGGCGAGGAAGTCACCGTCAATGGTGCGAACATCGCCCTGCACCCAGGGCAAGTACGCGACACGTTCCGCATCCCGTCCTTCGGACAGATGCAAGAGCATGCAGCCAAGATCGGACTGCTGAGCGGGACGCTCGGGCGCCCCTTGGCCAGCAAGTACGTAGACGCCTTCGGTGGCCTATGGCGCCTGGGCGCACTGCTCCAGCCGCGTACGGCTATCCGTGCCGCGCTTGAGTCTTGGATTAACGCAGCCATTAAGGGCGACTTTGGTAAGTCACTCCGGGCTAAGGCCATGCTCCAGGAGGGCAAGTTCCTCTCGGGAGATGTTCTAGGCCGTACTCGCTTCGCTAACGCCTTCGCTCAGTTCGGTCCCGTCGCGAAGACGGGCCAGTTCTACCGTCACATCCTGCTCAAGGGCATGGACGAGGAGACGGCTGCGATTCTCGCCAAGGACATGCCGGAAGTTCTTCCTGAGGTTATGGCCCGCTACACCATGGCCTACATCCGAGCGGATGTGGACCCGCCTATGGCTAACGCCACCACCGCCATTGCGTAGAACGCCCTAGTGCAGGCCTGACTCCCCT